CGTCACGTACACCAGCGGGTTCCTTGCGGAGCCGGGATCGAACGTCTACAAGTTTTTGCCGGACTGGGTGAAATCAATTGCACTGAGCACCGTGTTCCTATGGCGTCGGTCGATGAACCTGGCAGCCGCTGATAAGACCTCGTCACACTACGACCTGAACGCCTCGATTGTCCGGGAGCTGAATGCCCGGATCTTCAACCGCTACGACAGGCCTCGCTTCCTGCACGAGTTCCCTGTGAAGTCTGCGCGTCGGGCGGCCGGTACTACCGGAGATTGGAACGAATGGTAGATGACACGAAGTTCGTAAAGGGCGCGGCAAAACTGGGGCGAAGGATCGCTTCCATCCGTAGAGCCCTGAACCTCCCCGCCCTCACTGACGAGATCGGGGATTTGTTGTTAAAGCGGGTGCGGTCACGTTTCAGAGCCATGGTTGACCCAGACGGAACACCCTGGGTAGATCTAGCCCCTGCAACCCTCCGACGCAAAGCCCAACTGGGTTACGGCGGTGAGCAGAAGCTGGTACGCAAGGGCTCCATGCGGGACGCGATTCAAGTTATCAAGGGTGGGCTTGGGTCTACCTTCTTCAACACAGGGGCGGGGCTGCGGATCGGTATTCAAGATCCTGAGATAGCCGAGTACGCCAGGGTACAAAATAAGGGGCATCCTGGCCGTATCCCGGCGCGGCGGTTCTTGGGTATAGGCAGGCTGGATGTACGAGCCGTCGACTCCCTGCTGCGAAGGAAAGCCCAGCAACTGGAGAACGTGTAATGGCTACCCAACTGCAAGACCGGCAAGACCTGCTGACCGTCCTGGAGAACGACCTGATCAACAAGGTCAAAGAGGCGGTCTGCAACGAGCAGATAGACGGGACCGTGCATGGCTGCTTCAGCCTGGACGACCTGGAGAAGAAGACATCGGACTCCCTGTGCGGCGGTATTGCGTTCGGGATTGGCTACCAGGGTTGTGCACCAATCACCCCGGACAAGGCACAGTTAAACCCACCGCAAGGCAACGCCGTGCAGATGGGCAACTTCATGTTTATGGTTTTGGTTGCAGCCCCAGTGGACGCTTTTTGTTCACAAAGGCTGACAGCGACAACTCTTTTGACTATTCTGCGCCAAGGCATCCTCGGCAAACCGGTAGTAGCCGACAGAGTTTCTGGGCGGAATGAAGTTCAGCGGACCTGGACCTTCGTGCAGGAGAAGCCCGAACTGAGTGAATCGACAGAAACAATGCTGTACTATACGCAGGTCTGGAGACTTGTGTTACCAATGAAAGGCAACTGAAAATTCTAGGAGAGCAGGAAAATGGCTACTAACCGCGTCATCCCGCAGTCGCATTACTACTCGGGTCAAGGTCGCCTGATCATTGGTGAACGCGATCCACTCACTGGCAAGGCAACTACCTTGCGCCAAATCGGTAACTGTACGGCGCTTGAAGTGACCGTGCAGACCACGAAGACCGACCACAAAGAGTCGCAGTCCGGCGAACGCGCCATCGACTTGACTCTGGTTACCGAGAAATCGGCGACCTTCAACGTGACCTGTGAATCCATCAGCCTGGAAAACTTGGTGATGGGTCTCTGGGGTTCGATCACCACCGGCCTCGCGGCCACCGTGGTTGACGAATCTCACGAAATCGTTGAGGGCGGCTTCATCGCTCTGGATCACCAGAACGTGTCGGCAGTAACCGTTGAAACCGACGAGGCCGTACCGGTCCCGCTGGTACTCAACACCGACTACACCCTGGACCCAGACTTCGGCACCATCCAGTTCCTCACTGGCGTGACCGTTCCTACCAGCGGCCTGGTCAACGTGAGCTACACCGGTGCTGCGGGCAACAAGACCCTGCAAGGCCTCACCGAGGTTATGCCTCCTGAGCGCTTCGTTCGCTTCGAAGGTATCAACACCGTCGACGGCGATCTGGTTCTGGTTGAGATCCCTCGTGCTTCGTTCGAGCCGCTGCAAAACCTGCCGTTGATCAACGAGGAGCTGGCCAGTTTCCAAATGACCGGCACCATCCTCCGCGACAACACCATCACCGACGCGGCTCTGTCGAAGTACTTCCGTCAGACCTACCTCACCCCTGCCGCGTAATACAGGCCTGGGATGAATTAAAAAGGGGCCACTTCGGTCCCTTTTTCTTTGGAGGAAAAGAAAATGCAATCAATTGCACCGACGATCAAACTCAAACTCCTGGCCGATGACATCAAGCTGAAAGGCATCAGGAAGAACCCAGGCGATGTGGTAGAGGTCTCGCGTAACGCAGCCAAGGTGTTGTTGGCGGATAAGAAGGCGGTCATCTGGACTGCCGAGCGGGAAGCCAAAAGCACAGTAGTCGAGCAGGCTCCGGCCCAAGAACCTCTGGACGAGGCGGGCGGTGCCGATTACAGTGCCGAAGTACCCGCAGTTCAAGAACCTGTCGAGGCGGAGATTGAGACCCCGGCAGGACGAGCAGCCAAACGTATCCAACGGACCAAATAGTAGGGGTGGATCATGACCGACACACAAGCAGAGATGAGTCCAGAAATGGCTCAAGAGTTGAACGTAACCGCAACCCTGATCAACGCGGTACATGAACTCTTCGGCGATGAACGGGCGGACTGTCCGATACCCTCCCTGGGCAATCGGATGGTGAAGTTCAAAGCAGCTAAGTTCCGTTACCTGGAAGAGATCAGCGAATTGGTCTTCTCCATGATCGCCGGATTCAGCGGTAGCGAACTGAACAAGATCGTCTCTACCGTGTCGGCTGAGCAGGAAGCCAAGATTGCAGCGGGCGATAGCCCCTACGCCTTGGACACCGCTCGACTGGTTCGCGATGCAGCAGGCCCGGACGGGGCGGTCTACATGAAGCTTATGTCCGGGTGCCTGCGCACCTTGCCGAAACTGGCGCCTATGTTTACCGACCTGACCGCTGAAGAGTTTGGCGACCTGGACGCAGACGAAGCGATGATCGTGGCGTTCGGGATCTTCCAGCGAAACTACGCTTTTTTTACCCAACGCTTGCTCCCCGTAATAGCCGCCTTTATCGCCCAGCAAAAACGCCGGACGAAGTAAGAGACGACAAGCGCAAGCAGGCCAAAGCTGACTCGGAAAAGCGCAGAGGGAAAGTGAAAGGAAGACCCGAGCGCTACCGGGGCATAGGGCCACGATGGGTTGAATACGCAGTGACCAAGCTTACAAAGAACGGTCACCTGTTCCGTGAGATACCAGACTACAGCCTCCAGCAGGTAACGATGCTCCTGGATGGGATTGAGAAGGACGAGGCTGCAACGCGGTCGGCAACCCTCATGGACCTGGGTGTAACTATCTCAGGAGTCTTGGGCGGATCAACAGCCTTTGCCGAGCACCTCGAAGAAATTGACGACAGCCGATTCGAGGTGATTGATCATGGCGAACGAAAGCAACATTGACGTAAATGTCCGGGCCACGGACGGGTTAACGCCCCAACTGGCCCAGATGGAATCCAAGCTGATTCGCTTTGTGGGCGCCGTCTCTTCGGCATTTACCGCCCTCAAGGTGGTCGGCTTTCCTGTTACTGCCGTACGCCAGTTTGAAGCGCAGATGGCGGCGGTCCAGAAGACCACCAACTTCACCGACACCCAGATCCGTAACCTGGGTGATTCGCTTGTCGACCTTTCCCGCAAGATCAACGTCTCTGCCGTAGACCTGGCCAAGATCGCTTCGGCGGCGGGGCAGCAGGGCCTGGGCAAAGAGGGCGTGGAAGGTATTCGCCAGTTCACTGAGTCCGTCTCCCGGATGGCCTCGGTACTGGACCTGACAGCCGAACAAGCGGGCGCCTCGGTCGGTAAGATCGCATCCATCTTCAAGGTGAGCCTCCGCGACATCGAAGGGGTGTCGTCTGCATTCAACCAGGTATCCAACAACTCCACCGCGACCGGCGAGCAGCTCCTGGACGTAGTGAAGCGGATCGGTAACGCAGCGGGCTCGATCAACCTCCAGCAATCCATCGGCCTCGCCGCTACTGGTCTTGACCTCGGTCAGTCGCCGGAAGTCGTGGGCACCTCCTACGCCAAGATCTTTTCGGAGATGTTCAGCCAGGCTGACAAGTTCGCGAAGCTCCTGGGCATGACGGTGAAGGACTACGTCGCTGAGCTGTCGAAGGATGGTATCGGGACCTACAAGAAGTACCTGGCCGCCCTGCGCACCCTGAAGCCCGACCAGCAACAGAAAGCCATCAAGACCATGTCGGGCGGTGGTCGTATCGGCGTGCTCGTAACCAAAGGCATCCAGGACACCGACAACGCGGTACTGGACAAGAACCTGCGCAACGCCGAGGAAGGTCGTGCGTCTGGTACGTCCGCGATCAAAGAACAGTTGACCGTACTCAAGACCCTGGACGCGCAGATCGATGAGCTGGGTAACAGCTTCCAGGCGCTGGGTATCAAGTCTGGTGAAGTCTTCGGCCCGCGACTGACCGGCTACATCGGCCAGCTCAAGTCGGCCCTGGCAGACCCGGCGATCATCCACTTTGCGGAGGATGTGGGTAAGACGTTCCTGGACTTGTTCAACACCATCGCCAATGGTGTGAAGTGGATCGCCAGCCTGAACGTGAACTGGGAAAACTTCATCACCGTGGCCAAGGTCATCCTGGAGCTGAAGCTGGTCCAGTGGATCATGTCGTCCCTTAGCGCCTTGCCACTCCTCGGCACAGCGATGACCAAGCTTGGCCTGGACGCCGTGAGAGCGGGTGAGCAGCAGGTAGCCGGGTCAGCCGCAGCTAACACGTCTGTACAGAATCAAATCGTACGCATCAAGGAACTCCTTGCGGCGCGCACCGCCTATGCTGAAGCCAACGCCAAATTGACTGCCGCAGAGATTGCCCAGTCGAAGGCCCTGGAGAACCAGAAGAAGGCTGAGACCGCGAACCTGGCGGCTGCCAACGCACTCAAGTTGAACCAGGGAATCTCGCGCACGAATATCGCGGCGGCGAGTGCTGGTATCACTGCGGCGAAGTCCGGGGTGGCAAGTGCTGAGGCAAGTGCTCTTGCGGCTAACGCAGCAGCACGCGAACAACTGAATAACAAGATCGCAGCCGCTGAAGTACGGCACCAGGCCCGCCTTGCACAGATCGTTTCCGAAGGCGAGGTTGCGCGGGCGGAGGCTCGTGCTGCGGGTAGCAAACTTGGCGTAGCTGCAATCAACGCTGCTGTGGCGGAGATGACTGCGGCGGAGGTCACGTTCCAGAACCGATCCCTGGCTTCGCTGAATGCCTACCACACCAAACGCATCGCGGCTGTTGCAGCCTCTGGCGCGGCTGAGGTTGGTGCACGCAAGGCTGCACTCATGGCCTCGCTTACCCAGTTCGACGCGGTAGCGAAAGGTACAGGCTTCGGTGTACTGACCGTCAACGCCCAGAAGGCGGCTATCGCCCTGGCCAACGCTGACCGAGAGGTGGTGCGCACCACGGCTGCACTGACTTTGGCTCAGCGGGCTACTGCGGTTGCTGCGGCTGGGTTCAGCGCCGTGGGTAATGCGGTCAAGTTGCTCGGCAACGCCTTCAGTCTGCTCATCGGTATCGCAGGCAAGGCGTTCTTCTGGATCACGATCATTTACATGGCGCTCGACCAGTTCGGCTTGCTCGATAACGTGAACGGCACGTTGCAGAAGATGACCGACTGGCTGGGTCTGACCTCGGAGGCGCAGCGCAAGAATGCTGAAGCCGCCAAGCAGGCCACCGACGAACAGGAGAAGTACAACAAGACGCTGAATGAAAGCATCGAAGTGATGCAGAAGTTCATCGACAAACGAACTGGCCTGTTTGCTGAGGGCTCCCTGGAAACGCTGAAGCTAAACCTGGGTAGCGCTGATGCCAACACCGCTGACGATGCCCGTGACCAACTCAAGAAGATGGTGGCCGGGGCGTATGCTGACCTGGACAAAGTAGGCAAGACGCAAAGCGCCCTACCTGGCCTGGCCGAGAACACTAAGGCAGAGTTGGACAAGACTGAGGCGGCTATCGCTGCGGGTAACAAACGCATCGAAACCCTACGCGCACAGCAGGCCGGTAACGCTGGTTCCCGCTTCGGCGGCGTGGTGCAGTCTGGCCAGATTTCCCAGACCCAGACCGAGGTGGCGGCACTTGAGACCTTGGCTGCCCGCCTGCGCGGTCAACTGGTAAACATCGGCCCAGATGCGGCTAAGGCAACGGACGGGGCGGTACAGACCACCACCAAGAACCTGGAGACCTTGAAGGCATACGTCACTGATGCGTTCTCCCCGCAATCGGCAGAGGCCTACACGAAGTTCGTGCCGTCGTACTTGACTGCCATCGACAACGTGAAGGCTGCGACCGAGGAGGCCCAGAAAGCCGCACAGGCCTACACCGACTCCCGAGGTACGGCTGCCGAGAAAGACAACAAGATCATTGCCGAGAACGCTATCGCTACCCTGGACGCGGCCAACCGCGTGAAGGACCAGGTAGAGAAAGACCTGACTGCGTACATCAACCAGCTCAAGGCATCGGGTGGTTTGAGTGAGGCCGTGGTCGGCTCCCTGGATCGTCTGCCGGACTGGTTGCGTTCTTCTGAGCCACAACTGCGCGGCATCCTGCGGATCATCCAGGAGATCGCGGGTACGGCCCCTGCCACCGCTCCGAACTTCCGCACTCCAGGCAAGAACCCTACAGGCAAAGGCTTCGGCAACTTCACCGGTAATCTGGCGGGTATCTCTGCGCCTGACGTATCCGGCGAGGGCAATGCACCGAAGACCGATACCGGTGGCGAAGCCCGTGCACTGTCCAAGGCTCGCGTCGACTTGATCCGGGCGGGTCTGCAAGCGGAAGCCAACCTGTCCAAGCAGCACATCACCGAGCAGCAAGCTGCCCTGGAGAACGCCAACAAGCTGCAACTGAAGTCGATCAAGGACTACTTCGCTCAGCGTCTGACCCTGAACCAAGCGAACAACGACATCGAGCAGAAGTTGAAGCGCGATGAAATTGCTGCCCTGGGTAAAGAGCAAGGCGAGGCCGATAAAGAGTCGTCGCGTGTCCGTATCCAAGGTCAGATCGTTAAGGCCCAGGGTGAACTTGACCTGCTCGTGCAGCAGCGCCGCGCCCTGACCGATACGAACAACCGGGACCAGGCAGACGCTGTCCGCGAGTTCAGCGACAAGGTGCACAACCAGCAATCCGAGTTGGTGGACTTCTTCGGCGCCACGACGGATACCGAAGCGTTCCAGACTGCACTCACTGCGGGCGAGGATGCCTACCGCGACTTCATCCAGAAATTGAAGTCTGAGTCGGCTGATAACCCTGCGCTGCTGAAGATCATTGATCAGGTAGAGCTGAAGAAGCAGTTCGACGCCGTCGACGCAGTACTGGGCAGTATTCAGCGGGTGGCGGCTGTCACCCAGACCCAGTTCGATCAGGCCAACCAGCAAGTAGCCAACCTGCTGGAGAATGGTTCGATCACCCAGGTCCAGGCGTCCGGCATGTACGCGGAGATCCGCAAGCAAGTCGTGGCCGTGAAGGAAGCGGAGCTGGCCCGTAGCGAGGCGCAACTTGCGCAACTCTACGACGCCAACAAAACGCTGGAAGAGCAGAGCATTAAGTACAAGGAACTGGCCCTGACCATCTCGGGCTCGAAGATCGCTATCAACCAGTTGAAGGTCCAGGCCAACGACACGGCCAAGGAGATCAACACCGGCCTGAAGAACTCCCTGTCCGGTCTGTTCACTGACCTGTCGTCTGGCGAGGGCGTACAGGCTGCCCTGGATAACTTCGCGCTCAACGTCGTGAACTCGATTGCCAAGGTGGCAGCAGACGGTCTGTCTGAAACCATCATGGGTGCAATGGGTGGCATGTCGGGTGGCATCGGTGGCTTCTTCTCCGGTCTGTTCGGCGGGGCGGCCGAGAAAGGCACCGAGCTGAATCCTATGATCGTGAAAGAGGCAGTGCTGGGTGTACCAGACGCGGCGAAGGACGCGGTGACCGGCGAAGGCGGCATCATCCAGCAAGGCCTGGATGCAGTGACTGGCGGAGTCAGGAGCCTCGGTGGCACCCTGATGAGCGGCTTGGACTCTGTAACCAGCGGGGTAGGCAGCTTCTTCACCGATGGTCTCAACGGCTTGATGAGCTTTATCGGCCCGCTCTTCAGTTCGCTGATCGCAGCAGTCTTCGCGGCACCGCAGGCAGCAGCAGCAACGGAAGGGGCAACGAAAGGCTTCGGCGCGTTGGCAGCAGCGGCTATGGCCCACGGTGGCGGTATCGCAGGGCACTTGACCATGAGCCGGAACGGTATGGGTGGTCTGGGCAACGCGACCTACTACCACACGGGCGGCGAGGTAGGTCTCAAGCCTGACGAGGTATCTGCCGTACTGCGCAAAGGCGAGGAGGTCATCACCGCAGACGATCCGCGTCACCGTAACAACCTGGGCAAAGTCAACAAGGAGACCGGCGAGGCAGGGCGTAGCGTGCGGGTTGTACCAGTGCTTGACCCATCGGCGATCCACGAGGCCATCTCCAGCTCCCAGGGAGAAGATGTTATCGTCGCGGTCATGAAGCGTAAGGCAAGTGTTCTTCGGCAAATTCTGAAATAAGGGGAAGCATCATGACCATCAAGCTTTGGCCGTTCCGCCCAGACTGGGAAGGCGGCGTTCTGGAGAAACTGGAATGGCTGACGGATGTCATGGCAAGCACAAAGGGGGCGGAGCAACGCCGCCCCCAGCGGCTCACGCCACGTAAGACCCTGGAGGTGACCTTCATGCCGCACGGTCGCGGGCGGTCTGTCTTCGACCTCTATGTCATGCAGAAGGGCAACGATGATTGGTACATCCCACTCTGGTACGACGTGGGTGTCCTTCGCCAGCCTATCGCAATGGATGCCGGGGTGGTCGTGACCGACGTAACCTTCCGCGAGTTCACGTTAAACGGCCTGGCGGTCATCCGCACGGCGCCGTCTGCCGACGATGAAAGCACGACGTTCACTTACGAGATCGTGAAGGTCCTGGGGCGCAGCTCTGGCAGTCTTCTGGTACAGCGTGGCCAGGAAGGTACGACAGCGCGAGTCTGGGGAAAGGGGTCTGAGATCTACCCGCTCCGCAAGGCAAGGTTCACGGACCAACCGAAGGCCGACATCATGGCCGCGTCGGTACATTCCACGCAGATGTCTTTTACGGTCACAGAGCCGAACGAGTGGCAAGGCGTAAGCCAAACCGCAGGGTACGGGGCGGCGTATAGCCAGAGCTGGGCGATGAGCGCTGACGTGTCACCTCTTACGCCGATGGCCAACCTGGGGCGGGTACGTGCGCCAGAGAACCTGCCTCTGTTTGAGGGGTTCCGCGTACTAACCATCAAGCCGGACTACGCACAGG